CCAGGAACTAATACCGTAACAACTTTACCAGGACCTGCTGGAGGCTGTAAAGTAGCAAGATTTACTGTAACTGGTACATTGACAATAAGTTAAAATTAATTTATAAAATATAAATTTAAGGAGTAATAAAATGGCACATTTCGCAGAACTAAAAGCAATGACGGATCCTACTGGATTTACGTCAGATTCACATCAAGTAGTACAAAGAGTTGTAGTTGTAGGAAACGATTGCGTTCCTTCAGACATGCACCAAGATGGTGAAACATGGTGTATTAATTTTTTTAAAGGTGGAATTTGGAAACAAACTTCTTATAATAATAATTTTAGAAAACAATATGCAGGCATAGGAGATATTTATGATCCTGTAAAAAATAAATTTTTATCTCAACAACCTTTTGCATCTTGGTCATTAGATGATAATGATGATTGGCAAGCACCAATTACACATCCATCAATTACTGATGATGGTGAAGATCCATTTGTATGGAGATATGTAATTTCTTGGAACGAAGATAAATATAACGCTGACAACACTACAGGTTGGGAAGCAATTAAATCAAACGACGAATCGGAAACACCTACCAAATATAATTGGAATGGCTCAGCTTGGGTGTCCGAATAGGAGACTTAAGACATGGCCAATAACGGCGGAATAATCGGTAAGAGTAACAAATCTTCTTTCGGGAAGTGTACAGTCACTAATAAAACATCTACAGGAGCACTTACAACACAACCAGGAACTAGGGTTGTACAAGTTATAAATATTGCTGGAGGAGCTAGTGGTTCTGGTCCTTCAGGTGGTGGAGGTGGAGCTGGTGGTTTTGTTGATGAAGAATTAAATGTTTGTGGAAATTCACCTTACACAGCAACTATTGGTGCAGGTGGAGCAGCTAGAAAATGTGCAGTAGGAAATTCTGGTGTTAATTCTACTTTTGGCCCAACTGGTGGGTGTGTTCAATCTACCGCAATAGGTGGTGGTGGCGGAGGACATGAACCAAACGTTGCTGGTGGAGCTGGTGGATCGGGAGGTGGATCAAGTGGATCAGCTTCTTGTGGAGGTGCTGGAACTGCTAATCAAGGAAATGCTGGAGGAACTGGAGCATGTAATGCTTGTTCAGGTGGTGGCGGTGGTGGAGCTGGATCAGTAGGTGGAAATGCACCTGGCAATCCAACTGGTGGAGCTGGTGGATCAGGAAAAACAGATAGTATTACGTGTACAGTTTATGCAGGTGGAGGTGGTGGCCGAGGTGGTAGTACAGGTGGAGCAGCTGGATCTGGTGGTGGCGGAGCAGGTGGAGGTGGTGGTGCCGGTAATGCAGGAACTGCTAACACTGGAGGCGGTGGTGGTGGATCAGGAAGTGGTAATTGTGGAGCAGCAGGTGGATCAGGAAGAGTTATTGTAAAAGAATTAAATAAAGCAAGTGGTGTATGGTCAATGCAAAGTCAATTTCAAGCCAAGTCTCAAGGAACATGGCCTGCCTATGTAGAATATGCAGGAATAGATTATTTAATAATAGCAGGTGGTGGTTCAGGTGGTAGTAAAAGAGGTGGTGGAGGTGGAGCTGGTGGTTACAGAGAATCAGCTGGTAGTTCTAATGGTTGTTATACCGTATCTCCATTTGGATCAGGTGTAGCTGCATTAACAATACAAGGATGTGTGGAAGTTCCAATTGTAATTGGAGCAGGTGGTGCATGTACTACACCTTCTACACCTAATACAGCAAATGCAGGAAATGATTCAAGTTTTGGAGGTATTACATCAACCGGTGGCGGTGGTGGAGCACAGGAAGGTGGAACAGGTGGAGCTGGTGGTTCTGGTGGTGGAGCAGGAAATACTGACTCGAATCCTACAGGTTCAGGTGGAGCAGCTAGTCCTCCAGGTCAAGGTCATGCTGGTGGTAGCTCACTTCGTAGAGCCGGTGGTGGTGGAGGTGGTGCCGGAGCAGTAGGTAGTAATGCGCCAAGTTCTCCTTCAAGTCCATCTCCTACAGGAGCTTCAGGAAGAGGTGGTCAAGGTGGAGCAGGAGCTACTTCAGGAATTACAGGATCAGATATTCAAAGAGGTGGTGGTGGAAGTGGTGGAGCACAATATACATCCCCACAACCAGGAGGCGCTGGCGGTGGTGGAACAGGTAGTACAGGTCAAGGTGGGTCTTCATCTGCTACGGCAGGTACAGCAAATACAGGTGGTGGTGGAGGTGGTGACCAAGACGGACCTCAAGTTGGAAAAGCAGGTGGTAGTGGGTTAGTAGTTGTTAGAGCACCAAGTGCAAGAACATTATCTGTTACTCCAGGAACTAATGCTACAAGTACAGCTCCGGGTGGACAAAAAATTGCTACCTTTACGGTTTCTGGTACATTGACAATTTCATAACAAATGATATATTAAGATCATAAAGATATATGAACTTAACAAATTATTACTGGTATTTTCAATCAGCAATTCCTCATAGAATTTGTGATGACATTGTAAAGTATGGTCATCAACTTCAAGAACAAATGGCAGTCACTGGTGGTTATGGTGATAAAAAATTAAATCAAAAACAAATTAAAGATTTAAAAAAGAAAAGAGATTCTAATATTGTTTGGATGAATGACAGATGGATTTATAAAGAAATACAACCTTATATTCATCAAGCTAATGCATCAGCTGGTTGGAATTTTCAATGGGATTTTTCTGAGTCTTGTCAATTTACAAAATATAAAAAAGGTCAATATTACGATTGGCATTGTGATGGTTGGGATAGACCATATCAAAGAGAAGCTAATGATCCATCGCATGGTAAAATTAGAAAATTATCTGTGACAGTAACATTATCCGATCAAAAAGATTATAAAGGTGGTGAGTTAGAATTTGATTTTAGAAACATGGATCCTGATAAAAAACCTAACATACATAAATGTAAAGAAATATTACCAAAAGGATCTTTAGTTGTATTTCCTGGATTTGTGTGGCATAGAGTATGCCCAGTTAAAAGTGGAGAAAGAAACAGTTTGGTTATTTGGAATTTAGGATGGCCATATAAATAAAGGAAAATATGAAAAAGAAAAAAAGTAAAAAACAAAAAGTAAAAAAAGAAGTTGTAGGTTATCCTCAACAATTACAATTAGAAGAATATTTTAAATGTCCTATATGGTTTGCAGATGAACCTAAGTTTGTAGATAGGTTAAATAAAGCATCAGACAAATATATTGAACAATCTAAAAAAAATTTAAAACCAGCTATTGATAAACGTAATAAAAAATTTGGTGATAAAGGCGACATGGGTCATGTATTTCATTCTACATCATTAATTAATGATCCTAATTTTTTAGAATTACAAAATTATATAGGTGCAACTTCACATAATTTATTAGGTGAAATGGGTTTTGATTTAACTAATTATCAAGTATTTACTACAGAATTATGGGTACAAGAGTTTGCTAAAAAAGGTGGTGGACACCATACATTACATACACATTGGAACGGCCACATGTCTGGTTTTTATTTTTTAAAAGCAGATGAGTCTACATCATTGCCAATGTTTGAAGATCCAAGACCAGGCAATGTTATGAATTTGTTACCAGAAAAAGATAAAACAAAAGTAACTTACGCATCTTCAGCAATTAATTATCAAGTTAAACCAGGTAGAATGATGTTTTTTCCATCATACCTACCTCATCAGTACATTGTAGATATGGGATATAGTCCATTTAGATTTATACATTGGAACTGCCAAGCAATACCAAAAGGAGTATTAAATGTCGTTTAAAAAAAATAAATATACAGTATTAAAAAAAGCTATATCACCTGAGCTAGCAGAATTTGTTTACAAATATTTTTTAAATAAAAGAGAAGTTGCAAGATTTTTATTTGATCAAAGATACATATCACCTTTTACAGAATACTTTGGTGTATGGAATGATGAACAAGTACCTAATACTTATTCACATTATTCTGATATTGCTATGGAGACTTTATTACAAGAAGTAAAACCTGTAATGGAAAAACATACAAAATTAAAACTATCAGAGACTTATTCATATGCAAGAATTTATAAAAAAGGAGATGTACTAGCTAGACATAAAGATAGATACTCATGTGAAATATCTACTACTTTAAATCTAGGTGGTGATCCGTGGCCTATCTATTTAGATCCTACAGGTAAAAAAGGTCAAGCTGGTATTAAAGTAGATTTAGAACCAGGAGATATGTTAATCTATTCTGGATGTGATCTTGAACATTGGAGAGAAGAATTTACAGGTAAGAATTGTGGTCAAGTATTCTTACATTATAACAAAACTAATTCTAAAACAGCTAAAGAAAACTACTTAGACAAAAGACCTTTATTAGGCGTACCAGCTTGGTTTAAAGGTGTTAAGTTGACAAAAGTAAAAAAATAGTCTATACATTAGGCTTGCAGGGGGATGATCCACCACAGATTCCCTCTGCTTAAAACCTATTGAAATCACTCATAATCTGCTATAACACCTAATAAACAGGTTTTTTATATGTTACAAAAATTAGGGTTTTTACCAGGATTCAACAAACAAGTTACATCAACAGGTGCCGAGTCTCAATGGACGGGTGGTGAAAATGTACGTTTTAGATATGGTACACCTGAAAAAATAGGTGGTTGGAATCAATTAGGAGAATCAAAACTCACAGGAGTTGCAAGAGGACTTCATCATTTTGTTAATAAAGAATCTACAAAATTTGCAGCTATTGGTACAAACAGAATTTTATATGTATACTCTGGAGGAGTATATTATGATATACATCCACTAGTTAATCCATCAGGCACAGCTATTACAAATTGTTTTAGTACAACTAATAATGACCCAACGGTTACTATTACTTTTTCAGGAACACACAGTTTTTCAGCAGGAGATATAATATTATTTGGAGATGCTTCGACATTTTCAGCTATTACTAATTCTAACTTTAGTGCAGCTGATTTTGCTGACAAAAAATTTATGGTAACCAGTGTACCAACTAACACTACTATTACTATCACAATGCCAAGTAATGAAACAGGAAGTGGAGCAACTACTTCTGGAGGTATTACTTATTATCAATACTATCACGTAGGACCAGCTGAACAGATAGGAGCTTTTGGTTGGGGTATATCATTATGGGGTGGTTCAGTTTTAGGATCAATAACAACTACATTAACGGCTCCGGGTTTAGGTGATAATGCTTTTGGTACAGGTGGGTCAGGAACTACAATTAATGTTGGAAGTACAACAGGGTTTCCTTCTTCAGGAACTAATTATTTTCAAGTAGGAAGTGAAGAAATTTCTTATACAGGTGTGACTGCTACAAGTTTTACAGGTATTACAAGAGCCGTAAGAGGCTCAACAAGAGCTGCGCATAGTGGAGGAGCTACTATTACTAATACATCTAGTTGGACTGGATGGGGATCAGCTGCAGCTAACACCGATAAAGTTACAGACCCTGGTCTATGGTCTTTAGATAATTTAGGTTCTACACTTATTGCATTAATACATAATGGAGAATGTTTTGAATGGGATGGTGATGCAGCTAATGCAACAGCAACAAGAGCTACAATTATATCCGGTGCACCAACAGCATCACGTGATATGTTAGTATCTACTCCCGATCGTCACTTAGTTTTTTTTGGTACAGAAACAACTATTGGTAACAAAGCAACACAAGACGATATGTTTATTAGATTTTCTTCTCAAGAAAATATTACAGACTATACACCAACAGCTGAAAATAGTGCTGGTACACAAAGACTGGCCGCCGGATCACGGATCATGGGTGGTAAGTTAGGTAGAAATGCAATTTATGTTTGGACTGACACAGCATTATTTACTATGCGTTTTGTAGGAACACCTTTTACATTTGCATTTGAACAAGTAGGAACTAACTGTGGATTGATTGGTATGAATGCAGCGGTTGAAGTTGATGGTGCTGCGTACTGGATGTCTGATAATGGTTTCTTTAGATATACGGGTAAACTAGAATCTATGGATTGTTTAGTTGAAGATTATGTTTATGATGATTTAAATACTACATCTAATCAATTAATTTA